GTTCATCGGCTCGACTGCTACCGTAGTTATAAAGTGGGTACATAATACCCTCTACTTTGTCAGATGCGGGCTTAAATAATGGCTCAAAATCCACCAATACTTGTCCCGTTAGCTTCTTCTCATCCTCATCATAGCCCCGAAGGTATGCCACACTCCCTAATAGCCCCGTTAATCGGTCTAATTGGAGTAGGTCATGATCTAAGTCGCCTAAGAGTTCTAAGTACCTCTCATCGGCTTTTCTTTCCACCTTTTCCTTTAGGGCTACATACCTTGAATTAATGATCTTGCGGGTAATGTTCTGCTCCCAAGCGGGTGCATACTTTAATGCGTTGGGGTCAAAGAAATCGTCCACATCACCCTTGAGGTTTATACCCTCATAATAATTCATAGACCTTAAACGGTCTGTTTTTTCTTTCATGTGGGATTGGTCGAGCCATTCCCGTACAGACTTAACGACTGTATCTTCTGATAAATCTCTTATAATCATGCGTTGCCTTGATCGCTTGTAGTGTATAACCCCTCTAAATATTCTGCCTTTTCGACTGCATCTTTAAGGATACCCACATACCATCCTATATTCAAACCAATCGGAATCAATACCGCCAGAATCGAGAATAGCAACAATGCTATCACAATTAGCAGTATCACCATACCCTATCAATTAACTTCATCTCAGTATTAATTATATTGTATCTATAATGAACGGGGTACATAATTGCATCGGTACTGTGGGAGAGGGTTATATCAGCCTTTTTATTCATCCCCCCCTGTGCATCCCGTTGTAATTGCTCTAAATCCCTAATCAGATCAACACACTTAGGCGATACGGTCATGCCTACATGACCATCTGCGCTCTTTAGTTTGGCGTTCAATGCGTTTAATCTATCTATCTGGCTTGGGTTGGCGTTGTGAGCATATAAAGTAAAATTGAAATCTCTTAATATTTGTGCATCACTCCTTCGTGAGTTTGTGCTTCTGGCGTTAGATGCTGGGTCTGGATAGATTATTTGGATGTCTGGGTGTCTCTTTCGTATCTCCTTCGCCATCTCCACAGTATTTGAATCGGTTAAGATTATCTCATCGTATACATGAATATCTCCGTTAGTATACTCGCAGAATATCTGACAACAAAACTTCGATATATTAAAATCTAATCCCGCAAATCTCTTGGTAGATATATCAGCATCTCTTACATGAGTATCTCTATTAAAGTTATATACCGCCCTATTGCTTACCGTCTCGAAGGTTGCTAAAAACTCTTGCCTATATACCCTCTCATCCATAGTAGATTTTGCAAGGTTAATCTCATCTTGAGAGACAAAGCCACCATCTACTGTCTTAAACTGCCAAGACTTCCAGCTTTGATCTCCCCCTAAACCCTTCACATATAAATCATGGAACTTCCCAAAGCCATTCGGTGTGCCTATAAACAATGCCCTACCTTCCGTAGTGGCTAACATGGGAAGTATAATCTCCTCCCATACGTTTGGCTTCATAAAGGCAAACTCGTCTAATACGACTGCATTTGAGCCATCTTGACCTAATGATACACCCCTTAGAGAATCCTCATTATCTGCGCCCTTTAATTCTACGATTGACCCATTGGCTAATTTGACCGATAACTCCGTCTCGTTGATCTTTGCTTGGGGAAACTGTGTAAATATATCCTTTAGAATCGGTAGCGCAACCAACTTGGCTTGCCGATAGGTCGGTAAAATCACCCACCTTCGTTCCCCCGCTTGTAACGGTTGATGGAGTAGCCACAACATTGATAGATGGGTTTTCCCCCAGCGTCTCCCAGCCACAACACACTTGAATCTGTGAGGGTCTGCGATTATTTCTTTTCTTATCTTGTTGATCGTCCACTTCATTCATCCAAATCAAAGACCTTAATAGAAGCGTTAGTCTCTATATGTCTTGTGGGTTCTCCCTCCACTCGATCTATAATGTATTTCATGGCGTTTAAGTCCATGCGTGTCTCTGCTAATGACCATAGACGCTCTATCAATCGCTCTCGTCTCGTCTTATTATCTACCTCTGTATCTGAATACTCCCTCAATAGATCAGTAAAGCTATTTTTACGACCATTGGGGTTAGCATTATTCCCTGTCTTAAACTGTGTATCGGGATTCCCAGACGATTTAAACGTACCATCTGCCCTCCGTTTTACCTCCGCTTTAGACATCTAACTCTACCAGAGCCATCATAAAGGCTTTATTGAGTTTCTCTACCAGCCCCTTAACCTTACTGGTATCAATCTCAAGTACATCCATCTCTAACCGATAGTTTCCTGTGCTTTTAAGATTTTTAATACCTACTAATTCCACCGTGAGCGTGTGTTCATTTGTCGGCATAGTCAGTAATATAAAAACCGCTGCCAGTAAACTTTAATGCGGGGGCGGTGATGATGCGCATGATACGCTTGGAGTTGCATTTAGGGCATGATCGCCCCTTAGTAGGTTCTTGGACAGAAGAAGGCATATATAATTCCCAAACCCTTTTACACTTTTTACATTTAAAATCGTATGTCATACTTTTTTGGCTATGGTGCGCACCGTTAAGCCAGAGTTAAGTTTTCTGTCTATCGTTATACATTAGGACTCTTATAAGCCAGAACGAGTAGGGTACTTAACCAACCCCCTTCATTAAGTATAAGGTCAAATATTCGGGTTTTTCGCCTGTTTTTAGGCGTTTTTCAGATGATTATTGGAAGTTTATTAGTCCGTTGCCCTTCTTTTTTGCATTATCCCATTTCTCGTATGCCGTTGATGGGGCGCACTTTAGAGCGTTTCCAATCTCTCTAAATGTTCTTTTTTGAATTAATTTATGATAGATTACCTTCTGTTCGGCTTCTGTGCATTTCATCATCCATAATACGGTAGCCTTAACTATTTTTTCTACCCATCTAAAGTGTTCAGCGTTCTCAAAGAGTTCCTGTAAGGCATACCCACCAGAGTCGGGTATTAGTTCTACATCTACATTAGTCGCCTTCTTAGGCTTTGGGGCATACATGATTTGATACATTTCATCTGGTATGGGGTCGCCATCGTCGTCTATTTCATCGGTGTATTCATCGTCTGAGAATGACTTAGGCGGTACTATGGTATATTTGTACCCCTTCGCCTGTTGTTTTTTGCTTGGTTTTTTTGGCACGGGTGTCCTTTGGTTGTGGAAGCGGGTTTTTGTGGAAGATGTTATCAGAAATCGCCATCAAGTCCAGAGACTTCACCAGCGTTATAACATCACTTCTACCGTTCCTTGTGTATAGTCTATATATTGCGTCTTTTTTGTCCTCCACATACTCTTTGATTGTGTTCGATTCTACGAACTTAATTAGCTTCTTTCGACTTACAAGAATCCAATATCGTACAGTTTCAAAAGCGAAGAAATCTGCCTTCCCATACAACCAGCCGTTTTTCCCATGTACGTTTTTAATTTCCACCCAATGGTAGTTATCGTTCTGGTGATCTGTTATCCGTTTTGTGCTTTTAACATCTACAGACACCTTCTTTGTCATGTATAGATCAATGTGGTCGTATATATCAGTATTGCGGCTGGTGGTTTCAGTAAGCCAGCCTTTAAGTTCTACAAGAGAAGCAAACCGCCCCTCTGCATCCTTACCCCTAAGATAATCATTTTCATATTTTAGGTTCATTCGTTTATTTTATTCCACACCTCTAAGATAAACACGGAAATAATAATTAATCCGAAAGCAAATAAGACAGTACCAGCCCCTAAACAGAATATCGAGCCAGCTATTTTTACAATTATCTCAATCATAATACCTCACTATTAGTAGTTGCCAATACACCAACGCCATAGCTTTTACATCTGGGGCAAATAACCTTTTCTTTTCCGATTGATGGTATAGTGGTGAAATATTCGTAGCTATGTTTACCAGCTTCTTTCCATTTCTCCCATGTTTTTTTACAACACGGGCAAGCCTTGACTGTTTTATCTGTTAGATCGGTTCTATATATCATGTTGCCTTGAGATACTTTATTTTCGTACCCCCAGTTCAATTCAACCGCCCAATATAACCTCTCCAATATGTTCATATCATTTTCATCCTTTAAGGGGTCGTTGTACTCTATCATACTTTCTCCATTTTGTTCGTAAGTGTTCCAATAACCTCGTCAATTCCCAAGTCTCCAGAGCGTTGAGTTTTTTGCTTTTGAATAGTTCTCTTTTGTAATCCAACACCCTGTCTACCCCCATTATTGCCTGTGCCATTCCTACCCGCCCTAACAAGTCTAACTTTCTCATGCTCATAGTCGTTCTTACCTAACATTACTTCACCGCAACAGACGGACATATCCCCCCTGTTATCAGTCGTTTTTTTATCACAATGCACACAATACACCTCCACCTTGTCGGGTTTTGACGATGACACAACCGCATCTATGTACTTTCCAATGCCCCAGCGCAAAAAAGAAGTTATTTCTTTATCCTCTTTCGTTGGGCGGTCTGCCAACCTTCTGCCCTCCACGCCACGCTTGATCTGGGGTAGTTCATACTTAGCGAGCAAGTTATCTAAAGCCTTTGATATATCTGGCTGATAGTATGCGTCTTTTTTGATTCCGAATATTGGTTGTATTAGCCCCCACGCTTCGAGTTTGGGGTTTTCGGTTTTTTCTCGTTTTGTTAAATTGGCTTTTGGTTTTGTTTCTTTACTATTACTATTACTATTACTATTACTATTACTTGTACCCTTTACTAAGGGTTTGCTAACCCTTTCTAATAATCCATACCTCTTCAGTTCTTCTATTATCGGGATATGAGGTTTACAATTAGGGTTTAGTTCCTTTTGATTAACCCTTACCCTATCTATTACAAATAGTTTGCCGTTTGGCAGTTGTTCGATGTGTTCGCTTAGTATTTCCAGCGATTTTTCGAGGTTTAGGGGTGTCCCCATCTCAAATTCAAATAGTTCTTGGTCTAAGTCTATGATTCCAGCATGGCTACTACGCTCCCATATATATTTAAGAAATAGCTTATTTTCGGGGCTTAATTTTCTGAACCATGCTTTCTGCCAGATATTAGTATTTGTCATTATTTTAGGCATTTTCGTTGTCCTCCAAGTAAATGTTATCCTCAATTAGTAATTCTAAGTATTTCTGTGCTTTTTTTAAGTCCTCTAAGCCGCCCTTTTTTTTCCACCGAGTGATATATTTGATAATATTCCCCTCACAAAAATCTAATTCGTGTGATAAGATATATAAAGTCGTCTCTATACCTCGCTTATAATAGTCTGGATTAATTGGGTCTTTTTGCATCCGCTAACATCTCTTTCAAGGCTTTTAATCGGCTCTCTGTGGCTATGTTTTTCTTTTTTAGTGTAAAGTCCCTATGGAGAGCATCAACAATGTTTTTCTCGGTTTGTGTAAATCGTTTCTCCCACAGTTTTACATGATCTTTGGGATTAGACCCAACGTATATATGGCAATTATAGCACAAAGCCATTGCATTGGCTGGCTCTATCCTTGTTGCCCAGCTTCTTCTACCGTAAAAATGGGAGCAATGTAGTCCTTGACTCTTTTCGACATAAACCTTTGAACATCTTTGGCAAGTCCATTTGTCTCTATATCGGATAAAGTCTGAAAACACCGCATCCCATTTTGTTCGTTTTATTGCCATCTAATTAGGGTTTTTACAAGCCCACATTGTTAATTAAGGACATACCGAAAAGATGCCAACCAATCGGAATTATCAATTTTAACAACCATTGGCAAACTTTCTTCCACGTTAGACAAGCCACTCCTCCGTACTTGGTTGCTCGGGTTCTAATTTTCCCACATCTGGTTGTGAAGGTAGTTCCTCTGTCATAGGCTTTGGGTCACGCTGGGTCATTACATAGTCTGTATAGCCTTCTATCCTTGCTTGAACCTTCTTATCTTTTATGTCGTACCCCATTTTGTACGATTCAACCGCAAAGCCGTGACGAACTTTACCCTCTGCCTGTCTGCGCCAAAATGCGTCATCCTTTACTACGGGGTTATTTGGGGGTGGGCTTTGAGATATAGGGGTTGTACCATTTTTGACATTAGCGTAGTTGGTAGCTTTTACCTCATCCGATACCGTTTTTTCATCAACGGGGATAACGTGCCAACCGCTTTTATTAAACACCCTAAAAACACCGCCCTCTTTAAATTGTAAAATGGCATTATCTTTCAGCGTTTTCTTCATCGTTAAAGTAAAAACATCACCCGTATAGATGGTTTTTTCAT